AGTAGCTTCTCTTTTCTTTTTATTTGCTGCTGCAAGTTTTTTTCTACCTGCAGGAGTAGACTTTAACTTTTTAATTTTTGCAGACGGAGCATAGACTTCACCAGTTTCAGAAGACTTCTTACCGCTTGGAGTTCTCCACTTTTGTTTTGTCCACTTCTTAAGACTTCTTTGACTTTTTCTTAGAGCCATTTTTTTTCCTTATTGCTGCCTTACCTCTTTTAGCTATTTCAGCTTGTTTAGTTTTACCAGCTACTTTAGCTCTTTGTTCAAGAACAGTAAGTATTTGAATCTTTCTTGCAAAAGGTTTTTTTATACGTTTAACTTTAGCAACAGTATCTCTTGCATCTTTTACAGTTGCAAACTTAATACTAACAGTATCTTTAGGATTCTCATCCGTATATAAACGTCTACCGCTACCTTTTGGTTTTTTACCTGTGCCTTTTTTAGGATCAGGCATTACTTACCTTTTTTAGCTTTTTCTTTTGCTTTCTTTGAAAGATCTTTAAAATGATAAAGTCTAACACTTGTTTTGGTATGAGTCTTATTTGTATGTAATTGACCATTAGGCATTTTGTGCATACTGCCTTTGTGTTCAGTACCGTCTCTTTTATAATGTTTTACACCTTTAGCCATTACATTTTTTCCATATCTTGAATAGATTTATAATGAACAATTCCACCGTCCATCATTTTTTTACGATCATACATACCGCCACCCATCATTTTCTTACGACCATACATACCACCACCCATCATATTTTCTCTTTTCTTTGGTCTGCCTTTTTGGCTACCATAAGTTCCTTTTCCCATTGGCATTATTTGTACCCTCCACCTTTTGCTTTATATTGCTTTGCTAACATTTGTGCTTTTCTAGCACTCCATTGTCCAGGACGTCCACCTTTAGATCCTGCTTTAATTCTATTAAATAGATTCTTCCGCATAGTAGGCTTAGTATAGTTACCTGCTTTGTTGACTGTTGATTTCTTTTTACCTTTTTTGACGGCCATAATTCCTCATTTGCGAAAATGCTTCTTTATACTTTAAAGTATCTTTACGTTGATTTAAATCATACTTCTGTTTTCTTTTTGCTTGCTTTTTAAAAAGACTATCTTTACTTTGATTTTTCATAAAGGTAGTTTAGATTTAAGTTTTTCCCATAGTTCAGGTTTCTTTCTTTTTATTACAATTGCAGCAACTACAATTACAAATAAAGATATGATTAGAAAATCCATAGTATTATTCCTCTTCAATTACAGTATAATGCTCTTGATCTATTTCAATAGGAGCTTTATCTGGCATTAAAAAGATACCGCCCCCTACATTATGATTGACATCTACCTTATCTACCTTCGATACACCCACTCTATCAAGTAGAGTAGTGGCGGCTGCAAGCTTATTATTAGCTTGTACTATAGGTCTGTTAGATTCCATAATCTCTACAAGCTTGAAAGCTGCTTTAGGCGCAGATGTTGCTAGTACTTCTTTAGTTAAATCTAATATTTCAGACTTTAAACTTTTAACAACGTGGTGATGCGGAGAAGAATAACCAGCTAACTTCGCAGCTTGCTTTGCATCTCCTTGAGTTTCTACGAGATGTTTAAGAAAAGACTGTTGTTTCTCTGTTAGTTCTCGTTTTCTTTCTGTTTTTTCTATATTATTTAAAACTGCCATAGTAGAATAGTATATAGTCCCCTGAAGATTTGTCAAGTTTTTCTTGACAAGTGGAGATTTGAACTATATACTAGAGTAATCCCTCCCCCGGGGTTGCATTAGTATAGGGTACTAGGCTATATAGCTCTATAGAGCCTTTAAAGACTATAGAGACTCGCGCTGTATTTTTATATACTAACTGGTTTATAGTCTAAATTGCCCTAAAATGTATAAGTATTGTATATATATAGGGTGGGGGGGCTATGGTCTCCTGCCTCCCCATAGAGCTTCATAGACTCCAGAGCCAAACTAATGCCCAGACAAGCTGGAATAACTCTTTATCCTGTAGAAACTTCATAGTCTTTGAAGATCTAAGGAGGCTCAAGAGAACATAGACACCCACTATCAACAACTAATCTAGTTGACAGAGAAATAAGAGCCTGTAAAGAGTATATTCCCTCCCCTAAATTCTAATAACTCTACAGACTTAACAGGGCTAGATTACTTCTATTCCTATCCGTAAACTATTGAAACCCCTACACTTATTTATAATCTCCATTATCTATCGGAGCGTTGTGTAGTTGGGTTAAGCAGGGTGGTTATTTATTATTGTTTTTCATTTAAGCTAGCGACAGAATCTGGGTGTAATTTGTGGGTAACTGATGTGAGCCAATCAGCGATGAAAGGGATTCTTTTTAATCCCTGAAGAGCGTTGGAGAACTTCAGTTATCCATATATTATGCCCAGAAATAAAGAGTAAAGTAGGTACATTAATCTGGGTGGGGTAAAGGGGAAACTTAGAGCAAGTCTTACTTGGTCTTAGTTTGGGCTTTGCTTTTATAGACTTAGGGGAGCGCAAGCGACAGTTACATTCTACCGAGCGAAGCGAGAAATTTTTTTCAAAAAGGTATGCTCTGAAACCCTTATAAACACTAAGCGCAAACAGTCACCCTTTTTTCTCTCTCATAAAAATAATTAATTCTGCTGCAACGCTGTAAACCTTATATATCAAGGCATACAGAACAAGGCCGTATCTGGCTTATTTTATTTCTGTATTACTCAGTCACAAACTGTTATTCTTAAGACTCAATTAATTAACGAAGTCTAGGGAGACAACGAACGATGGAAAATCAAAATGAAATAATAGTCAGCAGTTTCACATTTAAAACGATTGAAAATATAAAATCATTAATCACAAATCCAAATGAAAAAATTGTTGGGATGGTATTTGAAAATGATTGTAAACTTCAAAAACTAAGAAAAACCAGTAAAAGCAAATATTTATATTTTTCTGGGTGGGAGAGCGATATTAAAAAAATCTCAACAACAGATTTTGAAACAAACGAACTAGGAGAAATTTCAGTTGAGATAGAAAGAGATTATCACTTAGGGTATAACTTAGAAGGAGAAGAACTTTTAATAATAAACAGAGAAGAGAAAAAATTCCCAATTTAGTTTCTCCCAGAGGGGGTGAGATTCCCCCTCATTTTTTTAAAAGGAAATCATAAATGAAATATACAAAACCAGAAGGCGCATATCAAAAGGCAAATATTAAAAGGGTTTTTGATAATGCCAGAAGAAAAGGATACAACACAGAATCATTCAGTTATGCTTACTCAATCGGATTACTAGATGTTTTTGTAAACTCAAATGAAAAATTAGAAATAGAAAATATAACATTCAATAATACAGGGAGATTATAAAATGATAGATTTAAACCAAGTTATTAGAGATATTGCAGGAGGTTTCGATACTGCAAAAAGATTAGAACTTGAAATGCGAGAAGAGTTATTAAAGCAACAACAAGAACAACAACATCAGTTAGACTGCGATGAAGGAGAACTTGATGAACTTCACTTCTAAATTTACATTAGAGAAAACTCCGTTTCATTTCTTGCTCAATCGCTTCTATAAATATGTTGATCGCTTGGGCTATGATAAAGCTATCACTTTTATGGAAGCAGTTTATAAGGAACATTGGGCAGAACATTGGCAAGATGTAATGTTGGCTTATGATTATGAATTTAATAATTTGAAGAGAGGGGTTGAGTAATGAGCGAATCATTAGAGTTTGTTACAGAATGCGATTGCGGTGGAGAACTTGAACACTTCGAGCCAGAGCCAGAACTTGGACATCTTTTCTCTTCTTGGGTTTGTGAAGATTGCGACAAAGAATATACAGAAGATGAATTATACAGTTACTAAAGGAGAAATTAAAAATGTATAGCCCTGATGATTATAACGATATGTTTGCTGATGCTTGTATTGATAAAGCGATTGATATTTGTGAACTTGCTTTTCCAGAATTAATGAAAACTAATCCAGAAAAATATGATAGATTCGTTTCTGAAATGGCTCAGACAATTTATGAACAAGGTGGAATAGAATGATTAAAATATCTAACACTAAAAAAATGGGTAGTGTTTTTTCTTGGTCTACTCAGGCAGGGCATCCAAGCGAGGGTGGAAGTTGTCCCGCTTCCTTCGATGCTTCTGGAAACTATGTTGATGCTTGTCAGGGCTGTTATGCTAGAGAGGGGAATTATAGATTCTCAAATGTTAAAAAGGTGCGACAACATAACCAACAAGATTGGAAGAGAAAAAACTTTGCAGATGAAATGATTGAATATATAGATTTAAATTGTAGATATTTCCGGTGGTTTGATTCTGGCGATATGTACCATTTAAAATTAGCTGAGAAAATATATCAGATATGTAAAGCAACTCCGCATTGTAAACATTGGATTCCAACAAGGCAATATAAATTCTCAAAGTTTAATAATGTGATTGAACGATTGAACGCACTACCAAATGTAGTTGTAAGATTCTCTTCTGATTCTGTAGTGGGTCACACAGTTAGAGGAAGAAACACAAGTACCATTGCGCCAAACTTCCATATTAAATCTTTGCCAAAATCATTTACCAAATGCAATGCACAAGACCAAGAGGGGCAATGTAAATCCTGTAGGCATTGTTGGGATAAAAAAATTAGCGTTGTTGTTTATCCAAGCCACGGACAAAGAATAAAAACAGTATTAAAAACAAAGGCATTAACGTAATGAAAAAACCCAAGACAAACAAAGTTTTAGTTACTTATCCTGATGGAAAATCTTTCTATGAAGGAACTGTTGAGAGTTTATTAAGCATACAATTCACAGCTAATTATAAAGATGAAAAAGGAAATAAATGTTTTGGATTTTATTTTTATAATGACCGCAACGATACTTGGAAGGACTTGGAAGAACAGGATTGAACGCAGTTGAACGAATGATTGAACGACAAATATATTTGCACTCAGTCACAATTTAAATTAAAATTAAAGAACAATAACAAGAGGAGGAGTTAAGATAATATGAAACCTATAAATGTATTTTCACTATTTGATGGAATGAGTTGCGGACAGTTGGCACTACAGAAAGCACAAGTACCAGTTGGAACTTATCACGCAAGCGAGATAGATAAGTGGGCAATCAAAGTAACTGAAAAGAATTTTCCTTGGACATTTCAAATGGGAGATATAACTAAGCTTGAAGATTGGAGATTA